CTCATCAGTTGCACTCAGTGTATCAGAGTTAATCATACTCGTTGATTATCTGAACATGAAGCGTGATACTCTGCCGACGTTTACATGTAAACAATCATCTCCATCGCAAATATGGAAGATCATGCAATTATGGGAGTCAAAAGCACGAGATAAAAGCGATACCGCACTACTGTCGTTTTGTAAGAGAATTATCAAGAAAGAGTATGAGACACCAAATCAGATGGAGTTTAATGAAGCTCAAAAGGTGATCTTAGCACTGCAAAATATGAAGTAAAAGTAATGCCCCTCAAGAAGAGAGACATAATTCATGTGTGAGAACTGAATTATATATAATTTTAGAGGGGATTGCAATGGCTGTTACAAATTTCGATATTTTTAAAGAGTTTACAAGACGTATTAGAGAAGATGAAGCGAGCGATGAAGAGTTGATGCAAGAATACGGCGGAATGCCGATCTATGTCCCATCGTGGCAGCTAAATGGACGCAACGACGAAATAACAAAAGATTACACAGATAATAAACTCTCACCAAAAGAGCTTGCAATGAAGTACTCTCTTAGCCTCAGCCGTATCTATGAGATCATAGACTCGGTACGAAACCCTCAACTATTCTCCTAAATACCCCAATAATATATCCAACACCTCAATCTTAACATTGTCATATAACTCTCCATCATGCGTGATCGGCATAAACGGTCTCGCTTCGATATGAACATCTTTATTTCGCCCAGCCTTATCCGTTCCGAACTGATGAACGATAGGATAGCGATAGCCTTTGTTACTATAGGCATTTACCCCTACGATCACACTTGTATCATCAGCATGATATCCAGTGCTCTCTCGCATATTTCGATCTTTACTCTGTAATATCTTGCTTCCGCCATGCTTTTCTTTATATGCCTTTGTCGAATCTGCAAGGGGATGCCATGCATGACCGTCTGGTGATGTCTCACTATCAAAGCTCTCCTCCATGATATTCGTAATATAGGAACCTACTGCATTAAAAGGCTTTTGAAGGTTTTGCATTTTATGCAGCAGCTGCATAATCGCATGATCTATCTCATCCGCTCCAGTGACTTGGATATTTACAATCTCCGACATTCCTACTCCTTTATGGTATAATTTTTTATTCAGTCGAAAAGATACGCCGCATGGAATGAGCAATGAGCACTCCATCGTGTAAAGATGCGGTTAACGGGTGCCTTCTTTTCGATAGATCAACTTCTCACCCCTCTTTTTCTCCACAGTCGATGCACTATCAATCAAATACAAACTGACCCCTTGCGTTTTATCGCTCTGATATTCAAACACCGCCATAAGTGCTTTTTTCTTCCCTTTATCATCCGTAAAGTACCGAATCATCTTTTTAACGAGGCGTTTTGCCTTATCATCCCACTCCAAATAAATCTCGTCCGGATCATCGATAGTGGTGGCAAACTCATCGATAAAGAGATGCCGGTCTTTTTTAGTGATCTTCGAGTGTCCGCTGAAAGATTGAAATAAGCTATCATCGATAACAGTCGGATCACCAATCTTGTCAATATAAGTATCTCCGGGCTTGATACGAAGATCATCATAAAACTTTTGCTTGAGAGCAGCATCACTCAACTCTTTATATTCTTGTTTTGGGAGTATCTTTGGCAGAGAGAGCAGACTTTTATCGAGATCTATTTTCGAGAGCTTACCGACACGATTACCGGCTCCCGGATTGTATGACCAGTCTGGTGTTGCTATGTTTTCATGTTGAGCAGTAGAAACGCTCCAGCCTCTTTTTTGGATCTGCTTCTCGCTCCATGCTCTGACCTCACACTTACATCCCCATGCGTTAGGTGGATAATTGGCACTCCACCATGGATCACTTTTTGGAAGTATGATTCCGTTTTTGGCCATATGGCTCATACGAGGATGCTCGGAAAGTCCACCGATATACTGCATATAGGGAAGATCACTTGACATCTGCTGATCATATCTTGCAGTAGCACGTGCGACCCTCGTATTTGTTTTAAAGATAGTTTTGGTTCTACTACTATCGATAACTACTTCTTTTACTTCTCCCGTAGAGGGGTTTACGATCTCTTTTTTACCCCACCATCCTTTCGCCTCCAGCGTCGGAACGATCTGCTTCTTCCAGTCTTCAAAACCTGTGCCGTTAGCCATCGCGTCAGCGATAGAGCTATGAATATCACTAAGAAGATCAAGACGAGTTACTTTTGCAACTGTGAATGCTGTGTTATGAGCTTCGCGCTGCATCTCCTGATAATCAAAAGTAAGCTTGTATCCTTTAGACTGGAGGTACTCTATAGCCGCAGTGGGTTTAAGACCGAATGCAAATGAGGGTTTAGGAAGAGGCATTGTTACTCATCTTCGCTCTCATACTCAACTTCAGCAGTTCCGAGAATATAAGAGTTTTGCAATGCTATATCCATAGTATCTTGCAGCTCTGCGATATCCATACTCGGATATGCACCATGTAAAAGATCAATCGCTTCTTCAAAACTTTTAGCTTGATCGATAATATCTACGATTTGAGTTTGAAATGATAGTGCTATTTTTTTAATATCGACACTATTACTCAAGTCATCGGTAGTAGTGATAGGCTTAGTAGCACTTAGAGCATACAGCTTTTGCATGAATGCACGGTTGGCGATCTTTGATGGTTCTACTGCTTCGACAGTGATGTTATATGTCTTTTCTATATAGTCCTGCGTCGGTCTGTATCCCATTTTAGTGATCCGTTCATCACGTTCTGCTAGAGAGAGGTTCGGATCATCTTTGTCTTTAAGTGTTACTTCGATAGTAGTGCTGAGATTATTAATAGCTATAAAAGCATCAATCACCCGCTCTATCAATGATATAGTCATATTTTCATCTGCCATTGCGATATCTTCTCGGATATCATTATGAGTCTCAGCAGCGGCGTAGCTTCCACCTTTTACATTTCCTGTTAGATTACCACCGAGTATAGATTCTCGGATCTGATCATCAAGATAGGCTGTTATCTTATCGAAGTCACCATTCTTGTCAACCGTTATGATCTCAATATTATCATCTGGATCAATGACAGCGGAATCACCTGAGAGCATAGAGTAGATCTCGTCTGCCATCATGTCTTTATCACCATCTGTTTTTCCGATAGCCCACGGTACACCGTATTTTTCTAAAAACTTGACCCAGAATTGCAGAGATGCATTTTTAAACTTAACGTACCAAAACAGCGACTCACAGAGTGGTGTTCCCATCGGTCGGTGGTATTTATCTTCATACAGAGCATAGACCGCTTTGTATTGTGGGATATCTTCGAGTGATCCATAGGGAGTATAGTAAAGAGTCTCATTTCTGATCATAAAACGTGTGTAGTCGCGCTCTACGAGCTTAGGAACTAATACTAAGTCCTCATCATCAGTCCAGTTAATCTCAAAAATAGCCGCACCTTGGAACGGTGCATCGAGGATTTTACGCATTACTCCTGGATGAAAAACTCCGTAGAGTTTATTTGCTATATCCTCATTATCGCTTGTAAAAATGATCTCTTTTTTAAGTGTTGCTGCTTTACGACTTCCAAGCGATGATATGACCGTAGCATCTCTATTGATACGATCAAGTTCTTCACGACGTAACCATTCGTTTCGGATCGGAAGATTATCCATTATGCTGATAAGAAGATCAACTGCCGGAGCTGCTGCTGCTTTACGTTTGTCTTTAGTGACAGGCGGCTGTACTTGTTTAGATGCAAAAAAGTTTGGTAATAGACGTTTCATTATTGTCTCCTATGGGAATTTCGAGGTCGAACGGATCGACGGTTACTGCGCGGAGCGGAGCTATGTTGTTTTTTTGCGAGCTTGCTGAGACGGTAGGCTCCTGCTAATCCATCCGGGGCATCATCGTTATTTCCTTCAGGATAATCTTCGAGTTGTTCAATCAGAATAATCTGATCTTCGTGAAGTAAGATTTCTCCGTTTTCGATAGGAAGTTCTAGCTCCTCAATACGTAACTCTTTGTTGTCAGTATTGTGGATACCTCTGAGAGGCATATGTACAGCACGCTCGAATGCTTCTCTCAAAATAAAAGGCTTGAGATGAAATTGTCCGCCGTTGGTCTCAATCTCGAATATCTTACATCTATACATCTCTTGCAGATCTACACATCGCTTGATTATCTTTGTTGATTCGATCACCTCATTGATCGATTCTAGAACGTACCCCTTTAATGCTCTATCATCAACTCCGAAAATTGTAAAGTTTGTAAAGTCGCTCTTCTTTCCGCTTCCTGCCGGATCACAATATCCATAAATGGTGAGTTGCTTGAGCGGTGGATGAGATCGCCAAAAGTGCATTGTTTCGCGTTTGAATTTTTGAGTATTTAGGCTCGGGTTATTCTGAAGCTCTTTTGCGAATGATTTGGGAGCTTCGGCACGTTTACGCATGAGTGTTTCAATGGGGACAGCTTCTGCCCATAGAACACGAGACCCTGCATCCATTTCAGGATTTTGGCTCATATAGAAATCGTGTGCTTCTTCGGTACCGCGTGATTTGTAGATTATGGCGTATCGCTCCCATAGATCCATACGATCTGGGAACGTGATGATGGCTCTAAAAATCTTCGGATTCCAAAACTCTAACTTGAGCTTACGAGAGAGCACCGAGTCCCTGTGCAGAATTGTCCCGATATAGATAATATCCATACTACCATCGACACTTCCAAGATTGGCAACCGCTTCATCCATCCATGATTCGAGTTTGTCACGTTGATCACGGCTTCGAACATTCTCGTCGTTTTCAAGATCATCAATGAGTGCGAGATCTGGTCTATGTACGCCGTGTTTAATACCACGGACACGTTTACCAGAACCAAAACCTTTTACTCGGATACCGTTACATGTAACGATATCTCCGATCTTCCATACTTTTCCGATTCCGGTTGCATGCCCAAAATCTGCTTTAAGGTTATCATTTTCAGAAAGTTCCGCTTTGATCGATTCGATCAGTGTTTCGGTAAGCTCAATCGCATCGGAGAATATAGTGATGAAATGCTTGAGATCATTAACGATACACCAAATCGCAAACACGACCGATACGTCGGTAGATTTACCGTGACCGCGCGGTGCCGCGATGGCAAACTTCTCACCCATCGCAGAAGATGCAGCTTTACTTATGGATGATCTATCGGCTATACGATGGTATATACCTTCAAGATGTTCTTGAAGTATTGATTTACCAGGAAGAAAATAGTAATGCGGAAAGTAAGTTGTTCGAAAATAATGGAAATCGATACGTTGACGCGCTATCCGCTCGTCTCGCTGATCTGCAGGAAGTGTAGCATTAGAATGAATCATCTCTTTTAGTTCACTCGTATATCCGTCAAGCCATTTTATATATTCTTTACGTGTTAGACGTGCAGCACTCTTCTCATCATTACCATCTGCTAGAAATGATTCTTTTGCTTCAGATAAAAGTGATCGAAGTTCATGGGAGTTATAGAGCGACATCTAAGCGCTCTCCGATATCATCGATTATCTGAATAAATAGTTCCAATATCTTTAAATCACCGCGCGCCTTGAACTCCGCTCCTATTGTCTCAATGACATGTTTGATGATGCCGTGTTTGAATGCGATCGGATCTTCGTGACGGATGATCCCTTTCATCTTCGAAAAAGCATCAGAGAGTCTAACGATCATGTCGGCTTTCTCTGAAGAGGTGATAGTAGATTCTCTTACTTCTTTAAGTGTTTCATGCATATACCCTACAAAATCGCTATAGAGATATCCACGGCGCGGAGAGTCTGCTGTGATATGCTTCTCGGCTCTAAGAACATCCCAGTCATTACCTTTAGCTGAATCGGCTGATTTATAGTTTTGAATTGTACGTTTGCTTGACTCTAGGACAGCTGCTATTTCTTCTTCATTTTTTCCGACGAGATAAAGAGCTCGTGCAATCTCGATCTTTTGCTCTCTAGTAGCCATCGTTATATCTCCTAAAGCGACTATTGTTAAATCCTCTGAAATTTAGTGGTCGTGTTCCGTGATGGAATGAACTTGTAGTACCTTTGGGCTTTTGCGGTTCGCTCATCGTTGTTGGGATCGTTCCTTTTGCCATTTTTGTTAAAGATGATTCGAGTTCTTTTCGAACTTTTGGATCATGTAGATCGTGAAGCTTTCTAAGTTGATAGATAGCGAGATCGACAGCGATGGTTCTTAGATACGGCGTAGGGTTTGAGGGAATAAGAAGAAATGAGGAGATAAATGCTATAGCATCATTGATGGCCTCATCTACTACTATGCTATCGATAGTACCGGTTCCATTGAGATCACTAAGCTGAATTAACTCGGTAGAACTAAGTTCTTTTTCTAAGTCATCTATAGTAATCATGTAACCCTCTTGTATTAGTGTTTAATAGGTGTTTAAAATCGCTTAGAAACGTTTTAAACCTTTTCTGCGATAAATGACGTGGATTAAGACTTAAAACGTTTTTATGGCTATTTGTGAGGCTATCCCCAAAAGGGGAAGGTAGTTAGATTTTCACACCGCGAATGACCGCGTTTGGATTGAGACATGTAGGAAGTGGTTTCATTTCACTAATTACAGATACTCCTCGACCCTTTTCTAATGCTGAAGTTGCACCGAAGAAAAGAGTTGGAACACTTTTAGCAGCTTCTGTATGATCTGCTCTACCGTAGTACAGCTTTGTAAATCCAGCACTCTGTGGAACAGCTGCCATCTGATCATCAGCAACAAACTTAAGCACTTGACCAGCAGTATTTTTATAGCTCTTGACGTACGGTTCAAAACGAGCACCATGGATCATAAGTACACGAAGCTCGCCATCGTTAATCCATTCAGCATTTTTTTCAAGAAAAAGATTCTGTGCTTTTGCAAGTGCTGAAAGATTATCCATAAACGTACGACCACATTTTGCAACCCATCCAGGATTCTCACCGAGTTCTTCTACCATAGCATCATCGATCTCATTGATCGAATCGATCAATAACTTATCTGCTTTAAACTGCACTGGAGTACGAGAAGATGCAAATTCAAAAAGTATCTTACCTTTGCCGTCCATCACTTTTCCAAATAATGCGCCTGTACACATATATTCTAAAGTTGTGTCGAAACTTAGACGATGCTCTTGTTGAATCTTTCCGATCTCATATGCAAGCTGTATCGGTTGATTGGTAGCGTCCATTCCAGCAAGATCATTTAGAGCTGCTGCACCAATAGTGTTTTCTAATGGAAAACGTGGAAATTTCACTTCAATTTCATAAAGTGTAGGACGTTCATGAAGTAAGTGTTCTGCATCTGGTGATACTGACTGTAAGATCAGACCTGATCCTTTTTCGATCTTGACTGAAACTGTACCGCCTGTCAAACCTATCGCATTCCCTTTGAAATATTTATCAAAGATTGGCGTATTTGTCGCTTTGATCTGCGATAATGTAGTTGTAGTGTTATAAACGCCCCATCTACGTTCTACGTCTTCTGGTGTTATTGCTGCCATCTCAATTCTCCTTACTGTAAAATAATTTTGTTGTTAAACAACGCTTGACGCATATCTGCATCATACCCGCGTAGATAAGATTCCATCGCGAGACCCTCAACTAGAACTGCACATGATCCTGTAACACTGATATTTTCAATCAAAATACCGTTTGCGTTCCATACACCATTATCTTTCCATTTAGCTGCATCGGTTCCTGGTTCAACATCATTAGCATCGATAAGCGATGCAAAGGTATGCCCTTGATGATAAACTACAGCATCAGCTGCATACGCACCGGCTTCCCAGATATCTTCCGTCATAGCATCGAAAGTTTTTCCGCCGTCGGAAGTCGTTAGTACTCTACCGATGAAGTACTCATCTCCGTCAACTATAGATCCAGCTACGTTTACTGTCGCATAGACAACTGTTTCTGTATATGCGATAACTTCGTTTACAAGTGGTGGTCTTTGAATAAGTGGCATTACATACCTCCTGTTGCAGCTTTAAGCTCTTCTGGAGTCAATGCCCCGTCGTCTTTTCTAGCTGTATTTTTGTTGTCAAACATGTCGTCGCTTGGTTTTTGGATCATCGATTTAGCAGCACCGATGAATGTATCAAATCCTGCTGGATCTGCTTTACACATTTTTAATGCTGATTCTTTTTGATCCGGATGTAGTTTTTTAGCTGCGATTGCTGCTTCCACTTTTGCTTCTGCCTGAGCTTCCGCGTGTTGTTCGTTTTGTGTTTTCAGCGCTTCATTATCAGCTTTGAGCTTTTCGTTCTCAGCTATGATCGCCAACTCTTCTTCTTTTGTCATAATCCCTTCCTCCTTTGTTTGGTTGGTATTTTGTATGAGTTTATTGAGCCGTACTTCATCGAGTTCTTCAAGGAACGGCTTGTTAGTAAGCGCAACTGAGTGCAGAGTCCACCCGATATTTGAAGCATCAACTTGTGAGAGAGTATTTGGTGCAAATACAGGAGATAAATATCGATACTCTCCGCTCATGATCATCGCTTTTGCTCGGTCTGTCCAGTTGATCTGCGCGAACAATTCGCCGTTCTCAGCTTTTAGAGAGATAGGATCTTTTAGTATCCATCCTGAAGCAGGAGCTTCTACTCCATATAGTGTTTGATGCTCATAATCGACTACGATATCGATGCCGCTAAGTTCATAGTTAGCGACCATTTGCTCGAATATATTTTGATTCATCTCAAATGTTCCGCTTAAATGTCCGTCCCATTTTCCGGTCACTCCGATTTTTTGCCATGGCGTATCTTTTGTGATGTCAA